ATCACCAAGCAGCTTACCAAGACGCTGTTGTTTACCAGCCCCACGATGGTCACGCCTGTGCTGGGTACAGTGACCAGCGGCAATATCAGCGCCTGCACCAGCACCAGCATGGTCATGGTCACTCCTGACATTGGTGCAGCCACAGGCACAAGCCTTGCAGTCACCGCAGCGGTCACATCCTCTGGCACGGCTGGTGTGGGTTATGCCACTGGTGCTGGCGGTGCAGTTACGCAGATCACCAGTCGAACCACAGGTGTGACGCTAAACAAGACCACTGGTGCAATTACGCTGTTCAGCGCAGCAGGTTCGGCAACAGCGGCAACCTTCACCGTTACCAACAGCACTGTGGCAGCAACTGATGTGATTATCTTGAACCAAAAGTCAGGCACAGACCTGTACGACTTGATGGTCACGGCTGTAGCAGCAGGCAGTTTTAATCTGACATTCCGCACAACCGGCGGCACTACAACAGAAACACCAGTGTTTAACTTTGCCGTCATCAAGGGCGTGGCAGCGTAATGAAAACCCCGATTCTAGGCAGCACCTACGTAGCTCGCAGCGTCAACGCTGCGGACGCTCGTATGGTCAACCTGTTTCCCGAGATCGTGCCCGAGGCGGGCAAGGAGCCAGCGTTTCTGAACCGCGCCCCCGGCCTGCGCTTAGAGGTTACCGTGGGCACAGGCCCGATCCGTGGCCTGTGGGCGTTCTCGTCAAACGATGGCACAGGCTTCGTGGTGTCGGGCACCCAGTTGTTCAAGATCGACAACGTCTACGCTGCCACGTTGATCGGCAACGTCAGCGGCACTGGCCCTGTCAGCATGGCCGACAACGGCACCCAGTTGTTCATCGCCTGCAACGGCCCCAGCTTCATCTACAACGCCACCACAAACGCATTTGGTCCAATCGCTGACCCCGACTTTCCCGGCGCGGTGACCGTGGCCTATTTGGATGGCTATTTCGTGTTCAACGAACCGAACAGCCAGAAGATGTGGGTCACGGCTTTTCTGGACGGCACGTCCATTGACCCGCTGGAGTTCCAGCAAACCGCAGCCTCCCCTGACGGCTTGGTGGCCGTGGTTGCCAACTTCCGCGAAGTATGGGCCTTTGGAACCAACTCGATTGAGGTCTGGTCTGACACCGCTGCGCTGGACTTCCCTCTTGAGCGCATTCCTGGCGCGTTCAACGAGTTGGGCTGCGCTGCCCCCTACTCCATCGCCAAGATGGACAACAGCCTGTTTTGGCTTGGCCGTGACCGCCGTGGTCAGGGCATTGTCTACCGAGCCAATGGCTACGCAGGCCAGCGCATCTCGACCCATGCTGTCGAGTGGCAGATCCAGCAGTACTCTGACCTGACAGACGCCGTTGCCTACACCTACCAGCAAGACGGCCACAACTTCTACGTGCTGATCTTTCCCACGGCCAACACCACATGGGTGTACGATGCTGCCACCCAGGTATGGCACGAGAGGGCAGGGTTTGCCAACGGCGACTTTACCCGCCACCGCAGCAACTGTCAGATGTCGTTCAACAACAAGATCGTTGTGGGCGACTTCGAGAATGGCAACATTTACTCATTTGACTTAGAAGATTACTCGGACAACGGGCAAATTCAGAAGTGGCTGCGCTCGTGGAGAGCACTGCCCACCGGCCAGAACAACTTGAAGCGCACCGCGCAGCACAGCTTGCAACTAGACTGCGAAACAGGTGTTGGCCTGAACTTGTTCCCTGCTTACGATGCGGAAGAATTAACGGCTGAAGACGGCAACATCTTGATTGCCGAGTACGTGCAAAACGAAATCACTGCTGAAACGGGCGAAGTGCTGACCACTGAGGCAGGCGATGGTTTTGAGCCGCTGGTTGATGCAGCCGCCTACCCTGTGCCGTTTGTGCCGCCCATGATGCTGTCAACCATTGGTTACCCTGCTGCACCCGGTTACGACCCACAGGTCATGCTGCGCTGGTCCGACGATGGTGGGCACACGTACTCGAACGAGCACTGGGTCAGCATCGGCAAGATCGGCGAGTACTATCGCCGTGCCATCTGGCGCAGACTGGGCATGACCCTGAAGCTGCGTGATCGCGTCTACGAGGTGTCGGGCACCGACCCCGTGAAGATCGCCATCATGGGCGCTGAACTGATGCTGAGTCCGACCAATGCTTAACCCCATCATCACACCCCCACGGGTGCCGCTGGTTGACCCTGCCACGGGGTTGGTTAACAGGGCGTGGTACTTGTTCTTCTTGTCGCTGAACAACGTGGCAAACGCCGTTGTTGACGATCCAGTTGTCGGCCCCAGTGCTGAGTCGCTGATCGCCAGCTATGATGCACTGCTTCAGACGCTGACGCAGGAAGTGCAGACGCAACCAAGCCCTAGCGATCTGGTGTCGCAAATGGCCGAGATGCAGAAACAGATTCAAGCGTTGGAGGTGCAGCCAGTTGTTGACGTTGCGGCCATCAATGTCGCCATCAATTCGCTGCTGTCCGCACCAGTTACCAAAACCGCCGACTTCACAGTGGCCGCTGGTGAAACATGGCTGATCAACAACAAGTCGGGTTCGTCGTGCACAGTGACGCTGCCAACCCCCTCGACCAGCACTGGCCGAGTGTTGAACTTTCAGAACTACCAAGCCCAGACCCTTGTGTCAGCTTCGAGTAATGTGGTGCCGCTGGCCGGTGGGTCTGCGGGTACTGCGATCCTGCAAGCAGTTGCCGGTGCAAACGCCACCTTGGTTTCTGACGGCACAAGTTGGATAATGACGAAATACGACTCCAACAACTCGTTGGAATTGGAATAAGGAGAAACCCGAATGACAGTCATCGTCAAAAATCTGGTGCCATCGAAAGATGTGGCAAACACCCAGACAACCCAGTACACCGCCAACGGTGTGACCACGATTATTGACAAGTTCACTGCGACCAATTACAGCGCCAGTGCTGCCACGATCTCGGTCAACTTGGTGGGCAACGCAGGCTCCGCTGGCAACAGCAACTTGATTACCAAGACCAAGACGCTTCAGCCGTCCGAGGTCTACACGTTCCCTGAGTTGGTCGGGCAGGTTTTGAACCCCGGCGACTTCATCAGTACAATTGCTGGAACCGCTACCGCCATCAACATGCGGGTTTCTGGCCGCGAAGTGACCTAAGGGGAATAGCATGGGCTTTTTCAGTAAAATTTTTGATGATGTCTTGGGGCTTGACCCAGGCGGTGGCGGCATATACAACGTAGCCCGAGATGTGCTGGGTGACAAGATTGCCGATGATGTTCTGGGCATGGACCCTGGCGGTGGCGGGTTTATTAAGGAATACAACGTACTCCTCCCCATGATTGCAGGTTATTACGGCTTAGAAGCTCTTGGTGGGACTGAAGGTATTGCCAATATGTTTGGCTCCGGCTCCGGTGCTGCGGGCACAACTTTTACCGAAGCCCAACTTGCAGCAGCAAGCGCCAGTGCCGACCCAATTGCGTACCTTGCATCCGCAACGCCCGGTGCGGCAGTTGGTGCTGGTGAAGCCTTGGCCGCTGGCACATTGTCGGGTGGCGGCGCTGCTGGAGGCGCGGGTGCTGCGGGTGCCGGTACATATTCAGGTTCAATCATGAACAGTTTAAAAACCCTTCAACCCTACGCATCAATTGGCAGTTCGTTGGCGCAGGGTTATTCCGCAAACAAAACCGCCCAAGGTGCCGCAAACGCTGCAAACGCTGGTGCTCAATCGCAGATTGATCTTCAGCGTCGAATGTACGAGGAGGGCGTTGCTCGACAACAACCCTTTTATCAAGCAGGCGTCAACGCACTTCCCGGCTATTTGTCGGGCATTGGGCAAGGTGGTGAATTGGTGCGCGGCTTTACGATGGCCGATTATCAAGCTGACCCTGGTTATGCGTTTCGGCTGTCCGAGGGGCAAAAACAATTGGATCGTCAGGCCGCCATTCGAGGTGGGCAAATTTCTGGCCCCTCCATGAAAGCTGCGGCCCGCTATGGCCAAGAAATGGGTTCGCAAGAGTACAGCAACGCATACAACCGCTTCCGCGACACCCAAAGTTTGCGCCGAAATGCGCTTGCGGGTGTTACTGGTTTTGCGCCGACTGCTGCAAATGCGATGGGCAACTTGGGTCAAAACTACGCCACCAGCGCAGGCAGCGCAATGGCTAACCAAGGCGTGAACACAGGCAACGCATTGATTGCGGGCCAACAAGCCCGTCAATCCACATACGGTGATATTGGCAGCGCGTTGGGTAAATATTTAGGTAGCAGCAACAGCCTTGGTCGTTCATCTGGATCGTTTAGCGCCGATCCAAATGCTTATGCTTTTGGCTCACAGTCTTGGGAATAAATATGGCTGAACTGAACTTTAACGCTTTGGCGCGTCCTGGTCCTCGTGGCTTTATGCAAGGCTTTGAGCAGGGCCAAGAGGAACAACGTGCCAACGCAATGGCACAGCAAAAGATGGCGCAAGACCGCGAGATGAATGCGTTGCGAATGCAACAAGTTCGTGGCGCAATTGGTCAACAAGAACGCGAAGTAAAAACGCAGACTGCTGCTCAGAAAACCGGCATGTTTCGTGAGCGCCTGCTTCGTGCCCGTGACCCTAACGCCGTTCGTGAACTGGTTAAGATGCAATATGCCGACCCTGACCTTGGCCCTGTTGTTTCTCAATTTGCCCCGTTAGAACAAGCGTTGGCTGAAGTGCCCAACGATCCTGCTGAGTTTCAAACCTATCTGCAAAAAGAAACAATGGGTATGGCTGAGTGGATGAAGTCGCAGCAGCCTAAGGTAACGCCTACTGGTGACGTGTACGACCCGGCCAAGCGCGAGTTTATTCGCAAGCCTCAAGCTGCACCCGCACCTGCTGCGCAACCTGCAATGGTTTCTGAATTTAACTTTGCCCGTTCGCCAGAAGGCGGTGGTTTTGCTGGCTCGTTCCAAGACTTTGTAATCGCCCGTGAAGCTGCAAAGCGGCCCCCACCAGCACCTCGTGCTGACCGAGCACCGCGAACACAACAAACAACTCTTAGCGATGGCAGCATTGGGCTTGTAAACATGGACACCGGTGCGGTCACACCCGTTACTATGGGTGGTGTGCAAGTCAAGGGTAAACCCTCGGCGTTTGCTGAAAAAGCCACCGCACAACGGGCACAAATGAGTAAAGACCTTGATTTTGCAATTAAAGAACTGGCTGACATTACAAAAGATGGCGGATTAATTGACCAGTCTACTGGTAGCGGTGCAGGTCGATTGGTTGACCTTGGCGCACGTTTTGTTGGACAAGCAACACCGGGTGACATTGCGATTGGAAAGATTGCACCTGTTTCCGATCTGGCTTTAAAAATGATCCCTCGATTTGAAGGACCGCAATCGGACAAAGACACGGCATCGTATAAAGAAGCTGCTGGTCAACTGGCTGATCCCACACTGCCGACAAAGATTAGAAAAGAAGCCGGTAAGACTGTGCGGCGCTTGATGGTTCAGCGCAAGGGTCAGTTTGCAACTGGCGACATGGCTGCGGAAGGCGCTGCGCCTGCTGCTGGCGCACCAGATCCTTTGGGGATTCGATAATGGCAACAATTGCTGAGATCCGCACCAAGTACCCGCAATACTCCGATATGTCGGATGCGGCGTTAGCTGACGCACTGCATAAGAAATTTTATGCAGACATACCCCGTGCAGACTTTGACGCACGAGTTGGATTGAAACCTGCTGCACCAAGCGAAGTACCAGCACAGCGCAAAGAGCGCGGTTTTTTTGGAACTATTGGTGCACCCATCGAAGCAGTGTCTCAGGGCGTTATCAGCGGCGGTGGCAACGTCATGCTGGGTGGTCAGCGACTGTTGGGTAAGGGTCTGTCGGCTGTTGGTGCAACAGACACGGGTGCGTTCTTGCAAGAAGATGCTGCTCGACGGCTTGCTCAGTCGCAAGCCACTGTCGCGCCGTTTAAGCAAGAGTTTCCGGTTTTCACAGGCGCAGGCGAATTGGGCGGCGAGGTGTTAGGCACTGGTCCTGTGGGCATGGCGATTTCCGCACCATTAAGGGCAATTCCAGCAGCAGCGCCATTGGCGCAAGCCATTCGCACCGGTGGTTTTTCTAAAGGCAATCTTGCTACTCGTGTAGCAGGCGGCGCAACTTTGGGTGGCGCAACTTCAGCAATCATCAACCCCGATGAGGCTGCAACAGGTGCCATAATTGGGGGCGCTGTGCCTCTTGCAGCACCTGTGGTAAACCGGCTTGTGCAAGCAGGTGCGTCAAAAATCGCCGATATGCGCCAAATGCCCAATCAGCTTGCGGCCAAGATTGCACGTGATTCGTTGGGCACACCAGAACAAGTGGCTGCAGCAAGAACAGCTTTGCAAAGCGCGCAGTCTGAAGGGTTGGATTTGACGGCGCAGCAGGCGCTCGCTCGGTCTGGCCTTGTCGCGCCGTCTGCACAGGCCACTATGGAGCGCGCAATCAAGGGCGCGCAACCCAAAGGCGCAAGACCAACCGCAGACACTCGGATGTCGATTGAGGTGGCTCAAGAGGCTGCGCGTAAATCTACGCTGAACGCGATTACGCCAGATTTGGCAGAGGCGATTAACACGCGCCGCATCATGTCGCAGCCTTTGTACAACGCTGCGGACAAAGCAGTTGTGCCGATCGACGCTGATCTCGTGGGTGTGATTTCGCGTATGCCATCAGGCACGCTTGATTCAGCAGCGAAGCTGGCCAAAATGGAAGGCCGTCCTTTCATTATGGGCAAAGCATCTGCGCCAAGAATGGAACCCACGGGCGTGCTTGACGCGGCGGGCAACCCCCTCATGCGAGAGATCCCCGGCGAATCCGCTAAAATTACTGGTGAGTCGCTGCACTACATTAAACGGTCGCTGGCTGACATTGCCTACGGCCCGACCGCCACTACGGGCATTGGGCGCGACACGCAAATGGCAGCCCGAGGGCTGTTAGACGATTTTGTCAATGTCTTTGAGACCAAAGTCCCAGAGTATGGCCAAGCGCGCCGCACATTTTCAGATTTGTCCGCGCCCGTCAACCAAGCGCAAGTGTTGCGCGAAATGGTGTCCGTGCTGGAAAAACCAGGTGGCGGCGAGCGCATTACGCCTTTCCTAAACATCTTGGGGCGCGGCGAGGAAGCCATGCTTAAACGCGCCGGAGGCCGTGGCGGTGCTCGGTTTGAATCACTAAGCGAAGTGCTGACGCCAGACCAAATTGCAAAAGTGCGTGAGGTAGCCAAACAACTGGAAACCGAAGCAGCGATTGGTAAGCAAATTACCGCTGGTCAGCAACGGGCGTCAGATTTGATCAAAGAAGAACTTGTCAACCACCGCATTCCAAACCCATTGAATAGTTTGATTACGGTCGCAAACCGCGTGCTGGAAAAAATTGGCGCAAAAGTTGGCAAACAGACCATTGCAAAGCTGGCCGAGTCATCGCTCTCTGCAAACACGTTTGACGAGTTGTTGGCAACACTGCCCGCAAAAGAACGAAGCAGTTTGATGAAGGCAATGAGTGATCCATCGACGTGGAGCACCAAGGGCGCTGCTGTTACTCGTGCCGCTGCAATTCCCGCTGTACCCACCAACGCTCTAGCTGGCGAGTCGGAAAACCAAAACGCCCTTGCACGTTAATACAAATTAGTTAAAATACGGAACCTTTCATCATGGATGCAGTTATGGCCAATGAGATCGACCCAGTGAAGTATGGAGTGCTCTGGGAGCGTGTCCAGAACTACGAGCGCCGGTTTGACGAGATGAGCGCCAAGATCGACAAGATGGAAGGTCATGTCGAGAAGCTGGTGGCGCTTGCCAACCAGGGGCGCGGTGGGTTCTGGGCTGGAATGGCTTTTGTTTCGATCATTTCCAGCGGGGTAGGGTTTGCCCTAAGTTGGATCAAGGGGCACTGAGATGAACGATCAGATGCACCAGATTGAACTGATCAAGGCGCAAGCCAGAGTCGAGTTGAACAAGCTGGAGGCCAGTTCTCCAGCCAAGGACGTGGCGGGCCGCGCAATTGGCAAGCACGGGTTGTTCTACATCACCCTCATCGTCACCATTGGCGTGGCCTCCAGCCTCGTGCTCGACAAGGACAAGATCGCTGCTGTCATGGGCCTGCTGGGCGCATCGCTCACGGCCCTGATCTCCATGCTCAACGGCATCGCCGGGGCCAACGCCAAGCAAGAGAAACCCGAGTTTGAGGTCATGAAGCAGTTGATCGACAAGCTGGACAAATTAGACCGTAAAGAGCAGCCGATGAAGGTCACTGTTGAAGGCGAGAAGGTCACAGTCACCAAAGGCGACGATCAGATCACCACATCGAAGGGGTAAGCATGGACTGGCTCAAACAAATCGCACCGACCATCGCCACGGCAATGGGTGGCCCACTGGCGGGCATGGCTGTCTCGGCCATCTCCAAGGCCATCGGTGTGGACCCCGACAAAGTGGGCGACATGATCTCCAACAACAAGCTGTCAGCCGAGCAGATCGCCCAGGTCAAGATTGCAGAGATCGAACTTCAGAAACAAGCCCAAGAACTTGGTCTGAACTTTGAAAAACTGGCCGTCGATGACCGCAAGAGCGCCCGTGAGATGCAGGCGGTGACCCGTTCGTGGGTTCCTCCCCTGCTGGCTGCTTCGGTAACCTTCGGATTCTTCGCCATCCTTGGCGGCATGATGTTCGGTCAAATGTCCGTGGCTGACAACACGGCGCTCACCATGATGCTGGGCAGCTTGGGCACGGCCTGGACGGGCATCATCGCTTATTACTTCGGATCGTCTGCTGGCTCCCAGGCCAAGACTGACATTCTCTCAAGAACAGCAAAATGAATTTAACACCCAACTTCACCCTTGACGAGTTGACGGCCTCCGAGTCAGCCGAGCGCAACGGCTGGGACAACAGCCCCAACGATGCAGAACTTGAGAACCTCAAGCGACTGGCTGACTTTCTGGAGCAAGTCAAAGTGGTGCTGGGCGGCAAGCCGGTTATGATCAATTCGGCCTTCCGGTCCAAGAAGGTCAACGACTCGGTGGGCAGCAGGGACACCAGCCAGCACCGCATTGGGTGCGCTGCTGACATCCGTGTGCCCGGTATGACCCCAGACGAGGTGGTGCGCAAGATCATCGCCAGTGGTATCAGCTACGATCAGGTGATCCGCGAGTTCGACCGCTGGACACACATCAGCATCCCCAACAGCGTGGACACCAGCCCCCGCAAGCAGGCGCTGATCATCGACAAGGCTGGCACCCGTCAGTTTGCGTAAAAGTACACGCAAGCCGCCAAGGAGGTTAGCCACACCACGCCGACAATGCCCAACAGCATCCACTCGGCCAAGTGCCTGAGTTGGTCACGCCACACGCTTGGCGGCAGTGGGTCAGCGGATTTCATACGCTGCCCAATTCTCGCCACACGCACTGGGCAGTTGAGCCCCTGATTGCAGTTCCCGTAATCGTCGCAGCAGTTCGTCATCTTTGATCCTTTCTTCTGTTGAAAATCGGTGCAGGTTTGCACACTCGTATCTGCGTGTCACCAAGTTGTCTATCTTGCGGGTGCGTGTCTCTTTAACTGTTGTCCACGACCCGCAGTGCGGGCAAGTCATGCTCATAGCCGTTCCTGAATGTCGTAGAACCAGTCATCGCCAGCAGACCACTTGCGCGATCCGTCCACGGTGTAGAAAGTCTTGGCAGCCTGGAAGTCGGGGAACTTGACCTCGGCGGGGATCAGGCTCTGGTCGTACCACAAACACCTGTTGTTCGGCTGCGTAGCAAACTGGCCGTTCTCCAGTCGAATGAAATTAAACGACTTGTGCTCCTCGGCCTGCTCCGTAAAGCCCGTGTCAGCGTCCATGCCGTCAGCGCAAAAGTCCACCGTGAACAGATAGCGCCCGTGGTGCCACTGCTTATCTTTGCCCAAGAACTTAACCCCGAGGTTGCGCAGGCCAATCTTCTCGCACACCGTGAAGCGGTAGCCCATGCAGTCCCACAGTTGCAGGGTGTCGATGGGCAGGTCACCATCATGGTCCTCACGCCACACATAAGCGTGTAAGGGCAGCTTGTCGTACAGAGCGCCGTATGCGGGCAGCAGCGACTCGATGCGGAACACTTGACCCCGCAGCGCCTTGATGCTAATCCAGATGGCTGGCTCCAACTCGCCAAAGCCCTTGGTGTGGTTGTACAAGAACTCGCGGCGCACGAAGCACTTTAAAGGTGGCAGGGATGCGACGATGTAGCTCATGTGTTTACCTCCTTGAGTGTCCGCAGCGTCATTGCTATTGCCATATTTTTTGTCAGCGCCATTTCGTCTATCGCTTTAATCTGCTCATCCGTCA